CTTGTACTCATCATCACCCCGCGACTGCAAGACCGCCGACAAGTCAAACCATGCAAGCTCAGTTGGATCGACTCCGGCAGACGCAAATAGCTTCACTGATTCGCGGACAAATGGAGTCATGCTTCACCCCTTGCGCGGATGGCGTCAGCATAGAGCCGCAACTCCTTAGCCGCTTCTTTCGGATCACACCCGTTCTCAAGCCAATTGATCACGGGGTCGAGGTTCGGCCATTCCTTGCGTTCAGCGGCGGCGATACCGGATGCAAATTCGTGCACTTCATCGGGTAATAAGTACATCAGTCCTCCCGCATGCCCTTTGTCGCCATAAATAGAATGACCTGTGACTTCTTCAAAGTAGTCTTCTACTTTCTTGCGTGTCATTCCTGCCCCCTTGCGCGGATTGCGGCAGCGCAACATTGCGCGATGCCCTCGATGCTCGCGTGCTGTTCGCAGATGTCTGCGCAGGACTCGCGCTCTGCGGCGGCTACTAGCGCGGCAAACAGCTCGACGGAGGGAAGCAAAAACTCATCTGATCCGTAAGAAAGCTGCGCTTCCCGCGCCATGCGGATGATTTCATCGCGTGTCATTTCTGTTTCCTCATTTCATGCGCAGCACGGATACAGCTCATGTGTTCGCGGTGATAAGTCATGTAGCCGCAGCATTCGCAACGGATATCTTCTAAGTCGTGCGTGTTACTCATCCGCCGTAGCTCACTTTCTAGCGCTGCTACTTGAGCGCGCAGCGCATCAATTTGGTCTAGTTCTGTCATCTATTACCTCAATCATCAATTGATCCGATCCGTTCAAAGTTAACCGACTCGCTGTAATAGCCGTTAGACGATCCGAGCCATCGCAAATCCACGTAACCTTTGCGCGTTGCTAGTTTGTAAAACGTCCAGGTGTAAGAATCATGGTTTGTCGGATCAAAATAGTCAGGAGTCAGTCCGCGAACTTCTTCGGCTTGAAGGATTGGCTCGCCTACAAGGTCTTGCAAATCTCCGGCAACGTCGTCCAAGTAAACATCCTCGCAACATTCTTGCGCATGAAATAGTTTGAACCGCTCGCCGTCTGTTGTTGTGAATATCAACTCATGATCGTTGTCGTTTTCAACCGACACTAACGTTTTGCCTTTTAGATACTCAATCGTCAGAACGTCGTAAGTCATGCTGCTCCCCCCTTGATTTGTTGCTATACACAGCTGGCGATAAGCACGCACGAATAGCGGCGTTCTCATCCCCAGGCCCATAGTCACCACTGTCCACCCATTCAATGTCGTGGAGTGCTTTGGAAACTTTTACAAGATGCTCTTGAACGCCCGACGCTCAGGGGTGTTTGTATGAAAAGTGGCGTCGTAGTCCAGCCTTGAATACACGTAATTCATACTTCCGCCGCTCATTGCTGCCCCCTTGCTCTGATGGCTTTGGCGCAATGGACAGTTGCTTGGTTGTAGTGTTGGTCCAGTATCCATTCGGGCGTGATCAGTTTTCGGTGATCGCAAACCTTGGCGCACGCTTCACGCTCAGCGGCAGCAACCAGGGCAGCAAACCGCGCAAGATTGTCAATACGGGGGCCAATGTATGTCTCGCCAGCCATCCAGATTTGGTTGGCCATGCGAGTGATTTCGTCGTTAGTCATGTTCGGCCTGTTGTGTTGTTTAGTTGGTATCGCAACGCACACAATGTATCACATATCGGCGGCTTGTGGTGTTGTTTGTGGTGGAGTTTACTGGTACGTCCAACCGCTATCTACCTGCAACGGGTAAATCAGATGGATTGGGCGCGATGATGAGGGGTTGAACGCCCGCGCCAGGCGCCCCCGCAGCGGCGTCTTTGGTGAGGAAAAGGGCGAGCCCGGCGTCCGTCAGGACGTACTCGACGTGCCCAGGCAAGTAGCACTTGACGGCGTAGCCGCTGGCGACAAGTGCCGCCAGCACGGACTGCTTGGCGGCCCCCTTGATGTTGGAGGGCAGCGGTTCGAGCGCCCGGCTCGGGCGCGTGGCCGCGCGTTGGGCGGCTTCGTACTGGGCGGCAGTTAGGCGATGGGCGACGGTCATGGTGCACGCCAGTTGAGCACAACCCGGCTCGGCTGGGCAAAGTAGTTGTGATTAGCGCCATGCGTGCGAATGTGATTGGATACGCTGGTGCTGTCATACACGATGCGCCCGTTCTGAGTTTTGTAGACCGGCCCGCGCTTCTCCGTGCGCCAGTTGGCCAGCGTGCGCACGTTGATGCCGAGTTTTTTTGCCGCGTCGGCGCTGCTGATCCAACGCTTACCATTGCCTTTAGTGCTGACCTGCATTATTTGCTCCTTTTACCCTTGAGTTGCGGGGCTCGCATATCCGATGTGGTTCTTGCATCCGTCGTTGATCACACTCGGCGCGATATAGGGCTGCCACTTTGGGTGCCCAGGCTCTCGGCGTCGGCAGGTCTTGCACAGATCGGACGTCGTGCCGTTGCGCCGTGCGTAGTCAAACGGCAGCCGGCGCAAGGGGTGTATGTCCATGTTTAAACTCCATTGATATTTAAGGCTTGGCGCTGTAAGCCAATAAATTACAGGTCTCGCTCACTGACTCGCCGCCTGTCCGTCTGTCAGAATCCATCGCTCAATGCCCTGGTGGTAAGCCAGATAATTTTCTGGCACCTCAAGCGTCCAAAAGCTGCACTCGCATCGTTTGCACTGCCGCCGGCGCGCCCGCCAGTAGCCGGCATCGTTAAAACGGGTTTCCTTGACCTTGGAATCATCGGCGTCACACTCCGGGCATTTGCTCATCGGTGGCCTCCGCGGTCGGTTAGTGCAAGTGCAGACCGTCAAGCTTGTGGCGTAGCAGGTCCATCACGGCGCACAGCCGCTCGGTCGCTGACATAACGTCCTGCACCCATTTCGGGTTATCAAGATCGCTTTGCAAAGACGCGGCCAGGTCATCGCATGCGGCGTCAATCATCAAGTCGTTTTGTTCGGCAGTCGTGGTCATTTTTATAGATCCATCATGTAAGTAAGGCTTACACCTTCGACCACGCCACGGGGCGCAATCGGGGCGATCATGTATTGCCGGGGTAGCACTGCACCGACCAACGCTCCGGCCAGGTTGGCGGCCATATCTTTAATTGATGGCGCGCCAGAGCCGGACAGGTCTGATACCTCCTTTGCCGCGCCAGGCAGCAGCGCCAGTGCCACACCTTTAGCGCCGCCGTGCGTCTGTGAGGTCAGCTTGGACATAGCAGCCGACACCGCGAAGTGATTTGCTTTGTCCTGGCCGGTCCACCCGTCGGCGCGGGCACACTGGCTAATCGTCGCGGCTAGCAGGCATCCGACAGTCATAGCGATGGTGTGTCGCATGGCTACTCCCACTCTTGCATCGTGCACACGCATGGCGCGCGGCCTTGATTGCATCCGCCGTTGCACTTGCGTGTATGCACGCGGATTGTCACAAGCAGAACCCATGCGAGAGTTACAAGACCAAGCGACGCCCGCACTAAAACACTTGCGCTTGACACCGAAACAAGACCAAGCGATATCCAAAGCAAAACACTGTGGCTCATTTGCACTCCCCTTGATACGGTGGCCAGCCTGTGCGGTTTTTGGGCGAGATGCCTGCGGCCGCGTCAGCGTGCCACCTGGCGACCATCTCGCAATACTGAACTTGCTGCGGGTCCGGCTGATCCTGGCAGGCGCTTACCGAGGCGGCCAGCAGTGCGACCAAAAGTAACTTACGCATGGCTGGCCTCCCGCTTGATTACCCACCCGTATTTAGACCCGCGCCCCGCCATAAAAAACGACACACAAGCGTCGAACGGTCCTGAAAAAACTATCTCATTTAGCCGGTTTCTGATTACGCAATCCCACGTGTCCCAGTTCATTTTTGAGTGCTCCATCGGCTTCTAAGCCCTGTTTGATGTAATACAGAATCTGTCCAGCTGTGCTGCGCGTATTAAGCGCCGCTTGTTTTGCCGCCGCCCGCTTGATATCGGTCGGCATCCGCAAGGTCATGGTCTCGGTTTGGTTGGTGCTCATTGCGTCCTCTGTGTTGCGATGTGTGTAGTATGTGCGCGATTGTGCGCGGTGTCAAGCAGGATTAACGGGTGTTTTGTGGCGCTTTTACAAAAGTTCCATCAGGCATCAGCGTTCCCTTGCGGTCTTTGATCTGGTCATAAGCGCCGGCCAGGCAGCGCGTCATATCGATATTTTGCAGAGCGCAATAGTTGATAAGGCAGACCAGTACGTCGCCTATAGCATCCTCGGTTGCTTCTTGGTCCTGTTTCCCATGTGCGTCGCAAAGCTCGCCCATTTCAGACACCGCCTTTAAAAGTTGGCTTGTCGGTGTTGCATTAGGGATGATCTTGCGGGCTTCGGCCCATCGTATGACCTCTAACTCCCACTTTGCCCAGCTCATACAGCCACCCCCAGTTGTTCAAAAACTTCATCATTGACGTATTGATTGATGCACTCCAGGCGCTGCCGTGCGGCCTCAAGCGCCGCGCGCAGGTCGTCGATCTCGGCCTGCATGCGCGCCTGGATGGTGCTGTGCTCGCTCGGACGGTTGATATCGCACCGCTCAAGCCAAGTCGGGATGTGGTGCCTGATGTGTTTTTTCATCGTTCGTGGATCCATGTTTCGTTGCTGACAATTTTCTCGATAGTGCGTCGATGCACGCCAAACCGTTTTGCAAGCGCCTTGTTTGTCAGGTTGTCCTTGATGTAGGTTTTGAGTCCGTCACGCTGTATGACTGCCGATTTAATGTTCAGCACTTGCTCGCGCGTTAATTTGGCCTGGGGCAATAGCTCGCCCCTTGGTGCCAATTCGACGGCCCGCAACAGGTAGTCGTCGCGGGTCAGTCTCACGCCATGACGATCAGAATGGGACATCATCATCAAGATCATCAAACTGGGCTGGGTTAGCCGATGCAGGCTTGGCTCGTGCCGGCTTGTCGTCTTGCCGAGGCGCTGCGCCACTCGATCCAGTGAGCAGCTTGAAGTTGTCGGCGCGGATTTCCGTGACTTGCTTTTCTGTGCCGTCTTTTGCCTGATACTTGCGCGTCACCAATTTACCGCTCACATACACAAGCGTGCCCTTGGTTGCAAAGTCCTCGACGATCTCGGCAAGCTTGCCAAACGTCACGACTCGATGCCACTCGGTCGCCTCGCGTTTTTCGCCGGTCGCTTTGTCTTTCCACCGCTCCGTAGTTGCCACCGAAAACGAGGAGACACAGCCGCCGCCGTCAAGCTGTTTTGTTTCCGGGTCACGCCCGATATGTCCAATAAGTTGTATCTGATTTAACATTTTTAGCCTCTTGCGTTAAGTTTTGCGACGGTTTCTAACACTTCGTTTAGGAACTTTTGAATCTCTGCTGTGTACTGATCAATCAGGCTTTGATCACGATCAACCCGGATGATCTCCAGCATTAAATGCGCCGGCAGTCGCGGATCAAAGCTCACAAAATCAACCCACGCCCGCCCGGTGCAGGCCAGCTGCCATTGAATCTGCGGCATGTACTGCGCCGGCACCTTTTTATGCAGCAGCGTGTGCACGTGCGTTTTGGTTTCCGGGCACTTGATCTCGATGAGACCATCATCACCGACTAAACCATCGGGGCTTGCGCCTGAGTCTGCAATCTCGGGGTGCAGGACAAAGCCGACATCAGACACCATGCGCCCGGTCTCTAGCTCATAAGCCGCCACCGCTGCCCGCTCGTTGTCCACCCCCCATTGCATAGCTGCGGACGTAAAGCCAGGGGAGCGCAGGCAGGTTAAACGCTCGGCTACAAGCTCGATGCGGTAGTTCGCACGCGCCGCAGCCTCGCCGGTTTTAATCGTGGCCAGGACATCGGCCAAGCGGCTTGCGGTGACCTTGCCTAAGCGCGCCTGGTGCCACTCATCGGTGCGCTGATCCATTATTCGGCCACCTTTTGCGCTGCGGCCTTGAGCGATGCGCCATGCTTTTGCCAGCATGCAGCTTTTTCGGGGCTCTTTGGCAGCGCGTTGAACGCGGCGGCCAGGGCATCGGGGCCACTCAGCGAAGCCTCGCGCAGTTCCGGCAGGTGCTTTGCTTCGTATGCCTCCAGGTCGATAGCAGGCGCACGTTGCACAACTTGATGCGTCACCGCGTCGGCGTCGTTGTCGCCCTCGGTCGGGATGCAGAAAGTCTGAAAGGCGGCATATTTATATGCGGCCGACATGGCTTTGTTAGTGGCTTTATCGGCGCTGTCCATAGCTTCGCCGTAAGTCTTAACAGTGTGCTTGCTGCCATCGTGGGAACTCACAAAATCAAACTCAGCCTCGACCACGACCGCAAACAGCACCCCGCCTTTTGCGCTGGCCCGCTCGGTAAGCTCACGCGACACAATGTGCGGCAGGATCACCAGGCCATGCTTGGCAATGACAGGCGCCAGGGCGTTATAAACATCGTCGATGCCCCGGAAAGCGTAGCCCTGGGATTGATTCTTGCGGCTCTTGCTGATGCCTTCCTGGGCGATTTCGGCGGCCACGGCGGCGATAAGTTGGTATACGGTCTTACTCATGTTGTCGGCTCGTTATGTAGCTGGTTGGTTTAATTGGCCCGTTCCCGGGCCGTTTGCTGCTCACTCATCGTCGAAGTCGTCATAACCCTCGTCTGCCAAGCGCTCGTTGATGTAAACGTCAAGGCGCTCGTCAGCTTTTTTGTTTGCGATGCTCTCCCAATAGTGCCGAGCGATATTCTTGACTTCTTCGCCGGCCTCCTTGAATTTGCCCTCCCGCAGCAGAACTGCGACCGCAATCAGTTGGTCGTCGGAATTTTCCACGGCCTCGATGAAGTTCGACGCCTGCAACGGATCGCACTCGGTTGCCATAATTTCGTCGCGTAACTCTACCCAGTAGTCGTCTGGGTCAACAGTATCGGTGTGATCGCCTCGGTACTCGCGTCGTGCTGTAAACATGCTGCCTCCGTGTGTGCGTTGTTGCGATGAGTGAATCATAAACGAACACAAACGAAAGCGCAAGGCCCTCCGAACAAAAAAGTTCGCCTAGGCTAACCGTATGGTGTATGCTTGGCGCACCATCACTTAGGAGGGAGCCATGGACAAGGCGAAAGCTGTGGAGCTTGCGGGCGGCGTCACTGCGCTGGCCAGGTTGCTAGGGATAGCAAAAAGCTCGGTTAGTGAGTGGGTAGAGATACCGCAGGCCCGAATCTGGCAGCTAAAAGTGATACGGCCGAAGTGGTTTCGTAAGGCGAAAGAAGTGGAGTCGGCTCAATGAGCATTGAACTGATGACGCTTGCATGGAAAACAACTTTGCCGGCGACGCGCAAGCTAGTGCTTTTGGCTCTTTGCGATAACGCCAACGATTTGTCGGAGTGCTATCCATCAATTGCACACTTGGCCAGAAAGTCTGGGTTGACGGATAGAGCGGTTTACAAAATCCTTGCGGATCTTGAAGCTGATGGATACGTGCGACGCGAAGATAGGGGCACAGGGAAAAGCAGTCTGTATCGGATATCAAACCTGCACAAATTTGCCTACCCTGAACAACGTTCACCCCTGAACAACGTTCAGGTACCCCCTGAACAATATTCAGGTACCCCCCTGAACAATATTCAGGTACCCCCTGAACCACGTTCACCCATAACCATCATAGAACCATCAAAGGAATCATCAGAGAACACACGCGCACGCCCAAAGGCGGCGGCGTCATACGCAAAGCCAAGCAGCGTCAGCGATGAAGTATGGGAAGGCTTTGCAGAGCTGCGCAAGGCAAAGAAGGCTCCCGTCACGGCAGCGGCGATGGCAGCGATAGAGCGTGAGGCAGTCAAGGCACGCATGAGCCTGCAAGACGCGCTTGAGACCTGCTGCGCTAGGGGGTGGGCAGGGTTTAAAGCCGAGTGGGTGACCAACACCGGCATGTCAGGTCCATCCATAAACGGCAGTGCGAGCACGAAAAAATTCGATCCGATTGAATATCTGAGGGCAAAAAATGGGCAATCAAATTCGACAATCATCGACATTTAACGGCGGCCAGTGGATTGAGCCTCGTCAGATTCGCGGCGAACAATCGACGTTGATCGACCAGCTATTTGCCAGACTGGAGGCGATGTATCCGCAACGGTGGAGAGCATCGTTCCCAAGCGGGGCAGCGATTGAGGCATGGCGCGAAACCTGGTCAGACGCTTTTGACGAGGAAAAGGTCAGCCCGCAAGACGTTGGCGACGCGGTGCGTGCGTGCCGAAGGAAATACGACTGGCCGCCGTCATTGACCGAGTTTCTGAAACTATGCAAGCCTGCAATGGATCCCGAGTCGGCCTACATCGAGGCTTGCAAGCAGATGAGCGAGCGAGACAGTGGCCGCGACGTTTGGTCAAACCCGGCGATTTACTGGGCAGCGCGCGAGTACGGCGTGCATGAGTTGCGGCAGTCGACCTGGGCCAGCGCAAAGATGCGGTGGTGCCGCGTGCTTGAGGAGCAGCTGGCCAAGCCCGAGCAGCTACCGGTGCCGGCCCGGATGGCCGCGCTACCGGAGCCAGGGGCCGGCACAGCAGACCCGGCCAAGGTATCGGCCGCACTTGAAACGCTACGCGCTGCGCTCAAGAGCCGGCAGCAGATCACCGAGGAGGACCGATGACATGCCCGCACTGCGCAAACCCCGGCGGCATGTACAACCTTCGGTGCCTGACATGCTGCGTGCGCCTGGTGAGATCGGCCAGGCCATCACGACCGAGGCAAGAGGCGATGCTGGCCACGATAGCCCGGCAACGAGAGACACCGAGCCGGGAGCAGATCATCGAGGCGATGCAGCGCTGACGTTTTCGGTGCCCGGCGAGCCAGTGCCGAAAGGCCGGGCACGTGCGTTTATCCGCGGCGGCAAGATTGGCCACCACACCCCGGACAAGACGGCGCGCTATGAAAACCTGGTCAGGTTGGTGGCAAAACAGGCGATCGGCGCTGCGAAGCCTTTGGAGGGGCCTATTAGCCTTCGTTGCACGTTTTGGCTATCTGTCCCTGTGTCGTACTCCAACAAGCGCCGCAAGGCCTGTTTAAACGGCTCAGAGAGGCATTGCAAGAGGCCGGACATCGACAATTTGCTGAAGTCTGTGAAAGATGGGTGCAACGGGGTGGTGTGGGTTGACGATTGCCAGGTGGTCGAAGTCATAGCGTCCAAGCGCTATGGGGTGGCGGCCATGGTTGATATCGAAGTGGTGCGCATTGTGGCGGATTGTGAGTAAACTATTGACAATGCGTTGTGATTGTTGATATCGCACGCGATCATCCGAGACCGCCCTCGGATGGCTTAAACGAAAGGCGAGCTATGCAGGAATCGACAAACATCAAGGATGTGCTCGCGCAACGCGAAGCACGGTATGGCAGCTTTGAGACACACGCAGCTATCAGCCAGGCGCTCAAGACCGTGATGCACATGCAGGACGGGTGGGAGCGATTGGCGCCAGATCAGCGCGAGGCTTTGGAGATGATCCAGCACAAGATCGCGCGGATACTCAACGGGGATGCAACATACCTTGACAACTGGGTTGACCTTGTGGGCTATTCGCAGCTGGTCGTAAGTAGGCTTGAAGCGAAAAAATAATTTGCAACAGTGCTTGCGTTTGTGTTCGATTGTGTGTACTATTCACACATCGACAACGCAACACAGAGAGCAGCAACATGGACACAAAGCCTCCCTTTCGGATCGCTGATATTCAGCGCGCCACTGTTAACGGTCGCAAGATCAAACTTTTTCGTGCGTATCGTTTGATTGGTGACGCGTACATTTTTTCGGGCCAGTATGCCGCCCCGGTCCGTGTTGCGAATAAAGACCTGTTCACTTACGTTGACCGGGACGGGGGCGACGGTTGGTAGTTCCATCCCTGTAGTTCTAACCCTTACGTTTACGGAAACCCAATTTGTGTAACCTTGACTGCATAAGCAGAGCGTGTTATCACGCACCAACACAATCCGGACCGCCCCGGCTTGGAATTCACAAGAGGCGAGAATGAAACGAACAAAACCTGGAAGCCCAGAGAGGGCAGCCATGAGCGCAGCAGTGCTCGACGGCATGTACAGTGGGCTGAGTGCGTTTAAGGCGTGCCAGGCTGCCGGAGTCAATCAGAGCACGTTTAACTTGTGGCTGAATGATGATGCTAAATTGGCTGCAAAATACGCGCAGGCGCGCGCACACTTAATTGAGCGCATGGCCAGCGACATCCTGGATATCAGCGATGCCGACGTTGACGTGCTACACGACGGCAAAAAAGACTGGGCGGCAATTCAGAAACATAAATTGCAGGTCGACACCCGCAAGTGGCTGCTATCAAAGCTTGCGCCAAGAAAATACGGCGACCGGATTGAGATCGCAGGCGATGAGGCTGCGCCGCTCAAAGTTGAGCACGCCATTGATGTTTCCAAGTTGAGCACAGACGCGCTCGCTCAGATTGTAGCGGCGCGTAAAGCGGCCGATGCTGACTAAGGCCGACCTGCTGGCCTGTGAGCGTGAGCTATGCCGGCGCTCGCTGGCCGAGTTTGCAAAGCTTGCATGGCGTGTGCTTGAGCCTGCGGCAGAGCTTAAATGGGGCTGGGCGCTCGATGCGATATGCGAGCACCTTGAGGCGGTGACCGATGGCCGGATTACGCGCCTGCTGGTCAACGTCCCGCCAGGGTGTATGAAATCGCTGTTGACGGGCGTGATATGGCCGGCGTGGGAGTGGGGACCGCGTGGGATGCCATGGTTGCGCTATGTCGGCACGGCGCACGAGGAGCAGCTAGCAATCCGCGACTCGCGCAGGTGTCGTGACCTGATTAAATCGGAGTGGTATCAGTCGCTGTGGCCGGTTGACCTGGCGGCCGACCTGGATGGCAAACGCGAGTTTGGCAACACGGCCAAAGGCGTGCGGCAGGCTCGCTCGTTTACGAGCATGACCGGCGTTCGCGGCGACCGCGTGATACTTGACGACCCAATTAGCGCGTACGCTGCAAACAGCGCCGCAGCACTTGAGGCCGCCAAGGTGGCGTTTCTTGAGACACTGCCTACCCGAGTCAACAACGAAAAATCGGCCATCGTTGTGATTATGCAGCGGCTTAACGAGGCTGATGTGTCGGGCGTGATCTTGTCGATGGGCCTGCCATACGTGCATTTGTGCATCCCGATGCGCTACGATCCGGCGCGTAAGTGTGTGACCGATATTGGATGGCAAGACCCGCGCACGCAACCGGGTGAGTTGATGTTCCCGGAGCGGTTTGGCGAGGGTGCGGTGCGCCAGCTTGAGATCGCGCTGGGTACCTACGGCACGGCTGGCCAGCTACAGCAAGCCCCCGCGCCGCGTGGTGGCGGCGTGATTAAAACCGAGTGGTATCGGTACTGGACAACACTACCTGCGGTCGAATGGCGCGTCATTACGGCGGACACGGCGCAAAAAACCGGCGAGGCCAACGACTACAGCGTGTTGCAGTGCTGGGGCCGGTCAACTGTCGGCCAGGCAGTGTTAATCGACCAGATACGAGGCAAGTGGGAGGCACCCGAGTTAATCACACACGCTCGCGCGTTTTGGGGCAAGCACTCGGGATGCCGAGCCATGTACGTCGAGGATAAGGTGTCTGGCACTGGGCTGATCCAGACGTTGCGCCGCGAGGGTATGCCCGTTTTGGCTGTGCAGCGCAATAAGGACAAGCTATCGCGTGGCCACGATGCCGCGCCGTTTATTGAGTCGGGTAACGTGCTATTACCACGTGACGCGCCATGGCTGTCGGACTTTCTGGCCGAGTCGGAGTCATTCCCGGCGGGGTCACACGATGACCAGATGGACCCGTTATTTGATGCTGTCAAAATTGTGCAGCAGGCTCCGGCAGTCAAGACTCAGACATGCAACCCGGTCCCGGTCGTGAGCCGGTGGTAATTGATTATGCCAAATCACTCGTGCTAGCCTCGCGAGAAAATAGGGCCAACCATGCCGCGTATTTCTAAAGAGCAGCACCTCGCGAAAATCCACCAGGACGCGCTAACTGAATTTGATGAGATTCAGGGTGCGTTGCGTGATGAGCGTTTGCAGTGCTTGCAAGACCGGCGGTTTTACTCGATATCGGGCGCGCAGTGGGAGGGTAACCTCGGCGAGCAGTTCGAGAACAAGCCCAAGTTCGAGGTCAATAAAATCCACCTGGCGGTGATCCGGATCATTAACGAGTACCGGAACAATCGCATCGATGTGGAGTTTGTCAGCAAGGACGGCTCCAAAAACGACCGACTGGCCGACTTCTGCGCCGGCCTATATCGCGCTGATGTGCAGGATTCAGCAGCCGAAGAAGCTTTCGACAATGCGTTTGAGGAAGCAGTCGGCGGCGGCTTTGGTGCGGTGCGCCTGCGCAACGTCTACGAAGATGACGAGGACGACGAAAACGAGAGCCAGCGCATCATGATCGAGCCGATCTATGACGCTGACGCCTCGGTTTATTTCGACCTCAACGCCAAGCGACAGGACAAAAGCGACGCCAAGCGATGCTTTGTCATCACATCGATGTCGCGCCAGGCTTATGAGGCGGAATATGGCGATGAGGTCACAAGCTGGCCCAAGGATATCCAGCAGCTTGAGTTTGACTGGGAAACTCCGGACGTTGTGTACGTCTGCGAGTATTACCGGGTCGATGAGGTAGGCGAGACGGTCTACACCTACCGCGCACTGGATGGCACCGAGACTAAGCATTACGCATCGGAATTTGAGCGCGATGAGACGATCAAGGCCGAGTTAGAAGATACCGGCCATGTGCTCGTGCGCCAAAAGCGCGTCAAGCGGCGCCGCGTGCGCAAATACATTCTGAGCGGTGGCGGCATCCTCGAAGACGTTGGGTATATCGCCGGGAAACATATTCCGATCGTGCCGGTCTACGGCAAACGGTGGTTTGTGGATAACGTCGAGCGTTGCATGGGTCACGTGCGCCTGGCCAAAGATGCACAGCGCCTAAAGAACATGCAGCTGTCCAAGCTGGGCGAGATCAGCGCATTGTCGCCAATCGAAAAGCCGATCTTCACGCCGCAGCAAATGGCCGGCCACGAGCTGATGTGGGCGCAGGACAATCTCAAGGACTACCCGTACCTGCTGACTAACCCGCTAACCGGAGCTGACGGCCAGATCGTGTCAGCTGGCCCAGCCGCGTACACCAAACCGCCCGCCATCCCGCCTGCAATGGCCGCTCTGTTGCAAGTCACAGAGCAGGATATGGCCGACATCCTCGGCAATCAGCAGCAAGCCGACAAGATGGTCAGCAACATCAGCGGCAAAGCTGTGGAGATGATCCAGGAGCGCATCGACGCCCAGGCATTTATTTACATGAGCAACCAGGCCAAAATGATTAAGCGGGTGGGCGAGGTCTGGCTCTCAATGGCCAAGGACGTGTATTTCGAGGAGGGCCGCAAGGTCAAGATCGTTGACGATCAGGAGGAGATGAGTTCTGCGGAACTCATGAAGCCGACGATCAACGAAAAGACCGGCGCGATCGAGTACGAAAACGACCTATCCTCCGCCGCGTTTGATGTGTCCGTGTCGATTGGCCCGACATCACGCAGTAAGCGCCAGGCCACGTTGCGCTCGTTGATCAACATGATCCAGATCAGCGATGACCCCGAGACACGCCAAGTGCTGACCGGCATGGCGATGCTCAATATGGAAGGCGAAGGCGTCCAGAGCATCCGCGATTACTTCCGGAAGAAACTGGTGCGCATCGGCGTGATTAAGCCGACGGATGAGGAAATGGCGCAGATGCAGGCCGAGGCTCAGAACCAGCCGCAAGACCCCAATGCGGTGTTTCTGCAAGCCGCAGCAGAGGAGGCAATGGCCAAGGCATCGCAGGCGCGCGCATCGGTTATCAAGACGGTGGCAGATTCGGAGTTGGCACGCGCCAAGACAGTCGAGACATTAGGCAAGGTCGATGCCAGCGCGCAGGACCAGGCGTTACAGATGGCACAGTTAATCGGTGGCGGGTTGGGGCAGCCTGAGCAAATCCAGCAGCCCGCGATCACGCCACCCATGCAATAAGCGGCAACCATCCGGCCGCATTAACGGATGAGTTTAGGGGCAGACGATGTTAGAGCAGCAAGATCAGGAGCAGGACGGGCAACCAGAGTTTGAGATTGTCGATCAAGAACCAGAGACCGAAGTCGATGCTGAGCCACTATCCGGCACCGATGACGACCAGGGCGACGATGACGCGATCGCAGACGAGGTTGTGGTTTCCATTGGCGACGAGCAGCCGCCAGAGGAAAAGCCCGCACCGCGATGGGTCAAGGAGTTGCGCAAGAGTCAGCGCGAATTAGCGCGGGAGAATCGCGAACTCAAAGCAAGGCTAGAGAGCACTGCAAGCACTGAGACCAAGCCAGTGCAGCTGGGGCCAAAGCCGACGCTTGATAGCTGCGAGTACGACTCGGAACGGTACGAGGCCGAGTTGGCCGCATGGTTTGAGCGCAAACGCGACGCCGACCAGGCCGAGCAGCGAGCGAGGGACGCACAGGAGGCGCAGGAGCGCGACTGGCGAGCCAAGCTTGATGCTTACGGCAAGGCTAAGGCAGAGCTAAAGGTGCGCGATTACGATGAGGCAGAGGATGCGGTCCAAAGTCTGTTTGACGTAACTCAGCAGGGCGTAATGCTTGAAGGCGCAGAGAACCCCGCGCTTTTGGTGTACGCGCTTGGTAAAAGCCCGTCGAAGGCAAAAGAGCTTGCGGCGATTAAAAGCCCCGTTAAGTTTGCATTCGCGATTGCCAAACTTGAAAAGGAATTGAAAGTGAGCACGCGAACCAAACAAGCGCCGGCACCAGAAAAGACGGTCAGCGGTACGGCAAGAATTTCCGGGTCGGTTGATTCAAATTTGGAAAGGCTGCGCGAAGAAGCGGCACGCACTGGAGATATCTCCAAGGTCGTGGCTTATAAGCGGCAGCTAAAGTTAAAATCTAAACAGAGGTAATCATGGCTAACAGTTTCAGTAAAGAAGAGCGCGTTGCGTTTGAGGACCTTTTAGAAGGCTTCAACGACGCGCTGGTGTTGTCGCGCAACGTCAGCACGTTTAACACCGACCAATCGATGATGGAGCGGTCTAATAACATCCTGTGGCGTCCCCAGCCCTATATCTCGCAGAGCTATAGCGGCACCGACCAGACCACCAACTTTCGCGATTACACGCAGTTGTCTGTGCCGGCCACGATTGGCTTTAGCCGCTCGGTGCCCTGGTCGATGACCGCCACCGAGTTGCGTGACGCGCTGCAAGAGGGCCGACTGGGTGACGCTGCCAAGCAAAAGTTGGCCAGCGATATCAACCTGGCAGTTATGAACGTGGCATCCAACCAGGGCACCTTGGTTGTGAAGCGCACCTCGGCTGCATCGGGCTTCGATGACGTGGCGCAGGCTGAGGCCATTTTCAACGAGCAGGGCATC